TGATATTGCATATTGTCCTTTCTTTTGTGCTGATTGTGATAATTTCATCATACAACAATATCTTGCTGCATCTATTAAGTGGTCAAGTCCTCCTTCAGGTGTATCAGTTACATAACCATATTTGTCAGTTGCGTATTGATAGGCATACATCTCATTGATTAGATTCTGCGATTTATTACTAATGAATATTTTATAATTGTTCATTACATTAATACCGAACTTAATCGAATCCTTTCCTTTGGTTACAGGCTTTATGTTAAAACCCATTCGGTATAATTCTTCAATCAATCTTGGTTCTGCTGAATCTGCCCATATCTCCTCACTCTTTGTTATATCTAACTTTTTTAATCTATCTGCTATATCTGCTGTTACTAATCCCTTTTCGTATAATAACTCTTCCAAATAGATTCTATCACCGCTTTTATAAACTGCTACTAATGCGGTTTCATCTCTGGAAAATCCGAAATCAATCCCAAAGCCAACGAAATCAGCATCGAACTCTCCGCACGGAGTGAATTGAAATATCGCCTTATCGTTGGGTGCGTATTCGCCTTTACCATATATTTTCCATTTCTTTTCATTCGTATATTGTAAATCTTCAATTGCATCAACCATTTCTTTTGGCAAATATGGATTATCCTTATAGGTTGTTACATATCTCTCGCAGTTCTCCATCTTTCTTAACCAATGGTATGGAGATATAGTAGGGTTAAATGCTAATATGATTTTGCCTGTTGTACGAATGCTTAGCTGAAAATAAGATTCTTCATCCAGCTCTGAGGCCTCGTCCACAAAAAGTAGGTCAGATTTTAGCCCACGCAGCTTCTCCGCATCATCCGAATTAATAAATTGGATAGTAGATTCATTAAGTCTATAAATCCTATCAGTAATATTAAAATCATCTTCTCTCCAAATGTTTAACCCTTTTAGAATATCGCTGAAATCCTTTATTACTGTTCGTTTAAGCGATGGAATTGTTTTCCTTACTATTGTTATGGTCAATGGAGTTTTAAGCGATTCTACGATAAGATATTGAAGAATAGCGTATGTCTTACCGCTACGTGTTCCACCAATGTGTTGCGATATTCTACTTTTAGATTCTAATAGATTCTCAAACGTTACAGTAGTATTTATAGTAACCTCCATTATTTGTAACTATTGTAAGCGTGTTTTCCTTCAAACCCCATTTCATGTAATAAAGATTCTAATTCATGCGCTTCATCTCTATTTGTTGTTTTATATAAGATAAGATGATTAGTAATATCTCTACCATTAGTTTTATGTTGGCGAAGTCTATGTGGTAAGTTATTTGTTACACCAACATATTTACAATCTTCTAAAAGATACACAATATGATAACCATCTTTTTCAGATTCAAATCTTTTTTTGTTTCGTATCCTTTCCTCATCTTTATGAGTATCTCTATATTCTTTATTTTTTGCTAATACTTTAGCTTTGTTTTTGAGATAATACTCCTTATGGTAATTTGGTTTATTCCTACTCATTACTACCTGATTTATTTATATTTACATTGATTTGATGAATCCTTTGGTCAATCTCTGCTCTCATCTCTGTCCTACTTAATTTAGGTAAGGTGAACTCCATTAGTTTGAGTGCTAATTCTATTGCACGTTCCGGGTCGTCTTTCCTTATTTTTTCTAAGTCTGCTGATAGTGTGTTAAGTGTATTATCAACTGCTCTTGCAATTGTCAACTTCATCATTTCAGTAGAACGATTGATTGCACCTTTGGGTCTGCCAGTTGCTAACTTATGTCCTTTTTGGAATGCCATATTAAATCCTATTATTTAAATGTATATACATATATAACACAGCGCTATATAGTTTGTAGTTGATGCGTATATATGTATATATTATTTAAAGAGTGCGGATATAACTGTCCAAAGCATATTGAATCCCATTGATAGGATTAGGAATCCAAATAGTATTCCTATATATCCTAATATTAGTTCCCATATCGGGTCTCTTTCCCTTTTATTCTCTTTCATGTCTTTCTATCCTTTCTATTAACCAAAATCCACATACCTCATCTTCTTCGTCTACTACAACGATATGATGATTTTGTGTATATGGTATGGAGTTAAAGTATATCTTCTTATCCTTTATCCACATCCAATTAAATTCTAGCGTTGGTATTTGCTGAACCATAATCTTTTGTCTGCTTCCTTTACAGGATGGAATTGTATTTGTCCGCTTGTCTGCTCTGATTCTCCACCCATTTGCCATCCTACTATTTCGTAATTAGGTTTGCCCGATTTAGTGAATAACCAATCATCTCCGTAATGTATCTTTAAATCTTCAGGTATTTCTACATAAGAGTTTTTATGTATCGCAAATACACAACCATAACAATTAGATCTTCAGTAATGTATTCTTCTATTGCATTAATGAAACCCCAATTAGTTTGTACATCATCGTTAACAAAAAGAAGTTTGTCGAACTTTGCTAATCGATATCCTTTATTCCATGCAGGGTTAACATAAGTGTTTCTACCTTCTTTGATGTGAACTAACTTAGGTATCTTTTCATTTATTGTTACACTTACTTCAGTATTATCTATTACGATTAATTCTCCTACTGCTTCTTGCTTTACAATATCTTTCATAGATTGTAAACATCCTTTGCCTTGCCACATTGTTGGCATAATTACTGATATCATATTAGTCGATTTTATTTTTACTTCTTATTCCCCAAAAGTATAAATCGTCAGGGTTTCTATTCTCTATAAACTCCCATTCCGTAAACCATTCCGAAAGTGGGAAGTGTTCGAAATCTTCTTTGTTAAGGTTCTTATAATAATCGTTTTCTATTTGTGATGTGAATGGCGAATCGTTTGGTGAACTTCTTCTCGTTCCATGCTCTGGTCTATTTGCTGATGCACAACTGAATACTACCATACCATCTTCTTTTGTCAATCTTACCATATTAGTAAATGTCAAAACCCAAAACTCATCGTGCTCAAAACATTCTGATGAAATGGTTACATCAAAAGGTTCTTCAGATTTGTATTCGTGTCCTCTACATACTACATCTACATTCTTACCTTCACCAATATCTAAACCAATATATTCGTAATCAGTAAAGATAAATCGGTTATTACCATTGATGTCCAAAGAGCCTACATCTAGTACTCTTACACCACTAAACTTTTCAGGGAATCTATCCCTTACGTTTTGCATAAATTGTTGTTGTTGTCCGTGAGCCATTGTTATTTTTTTTGAAATACTATAATATTTTTATATTCGTTTGTCCATTTTTCCGCATCGATATCTTCGAATACGTGCTTCCATTGTTGTGATAGTGGATTGTGTGGTGCTATATCTTCGATGAAATATAACCCATTCGGTTTTAATCTATCCCATAGGTTTTGGAATGTAGCAATTTGTGCTTCGTATGTATGTAAACCATCATCAATGATAATATCTAAGTTCATATCTTTCAATGCTTCATCGCACTTATCTCTTTTAGTTGAATCAAAAAGAAACGTTATGATTCTTTCTTCTTCAAACATACAATCCGTTTGTATATCACCACCATATATCCATCCGTTTTGGAAGTAATCTCTAAATGCTCTCAATGAACCACCCGGCTTATAACCTTCTCCACTATAACCAACCATAGATGATGGAACACCTTCTATCATTGTACCAATACCAATCTCTAATAGATTGATTGATTGATTCCTACGTGGTATCAGGTTCTTTTTTTACTTTTTTCTTTGGTTTATCTTCATTGTGAGCGAATATCCAATAAGATAAATCAGCGTTATTAAATACTTCTTCTAATCTTTCTGCCATTAATGCTCTCCACTCTTCCTTTGTTTTACATTTAAATGTTTTACTAGCCATTGCTTTAAATAGCGGACCTGTTGTTTTATATCCATCTCTTAATGGATAAGGCCTTCTGCCTGTTGTTGCTGGTCTTCTACCACTATATAATGCTTTCTCTTTATTGTAATCATTTGCCTTTTTAGTTCTACATTGGTTACATATGTTTGTTGCGAACTTATACTTTTGTACAATCTCCTTTGTTTCTCCGCAATGTATGCAAGTCCGTACTTCAATTCTCATTGTATGGGTTATTTATAACTTCTTTTAGATACTTTCTTATGCGTTTAACTGCTAAGAACGTTGTTGATTTGCTGATACCAATATCGTTTGCTACTTCATCTAATGTTTTATCGCTCATCCAATACAACTGAAATATCTTTGAACTAGCCCACATTCTTGTCTTTTCTAAATGTTTAAGTTCTCCAATAACATCATCGTGTGCTTTTTGAATAGCTAAATCCTTTTCAGTATCATATGGTATGTCCAATTCGGTATCCCATACTTCTTCTACTAATGTTACTCTATTTAATTTCTTAGTTTTATTTATAAATCTGCTATGAAGGAATTTAGAAGCATAGAATAAATTATAGGTATTTTCGCCATAGAATAGGTTTGGATTACATTTGAGATGTAGGTACTCATAGAGTTCTTGCACTAAATCTTCTGCTTCCTCTACGTTTTTAGTTAGCTTCTTTGCTGTACCCATTAACCATTGGTGCGATTCGTTGTATAATCCCACCAATCTTCTTTCACATTCTTTACATAATACACTACCGCTATCTATCATTTACTTTCTATCTTTTACCCAATTAAATAAATAATCAGTAGCTCTTTTCCAATGTGCACCACTGCTTCCGCAGTTGCATGGTTGTGGTTCATTCTCACCTCTTAAACGATTGTAATTACTCCATACATAGTGTGCTCTATTTTCAGGCAGATATGCTCCTAAAGTGGAGATAAATCCACTTAGTTCATTAAATTCTTCCGGTGTTAGTGGATGATATTTATTTTCCATTATTGTACTTTTTTTAGTTTAGGTAATCTTAAAGCATCTGCTTTTGGTTGTTGTGGGACAGGATTGTTTGGTGTGATTGGGTTTTCTAAATCCAATAAGTGCTTAATCGTATCAAAGTGCGGATGGTATCCGCTAAATGACAGTCCCATACATGCAAAGATTAGGACTAATGATTCTACTGATTCAATACGTGCGAAGTCCACTAAATATAGTGCTTCTTTGTTGATTTCTGGTTGTTTGTTTTCTTCTGAAATTGTTGTAACTGGCATAATTGTTTTTGTTTTATTTATAATTTAATTCCTTCGGAACATCCGAATAGTTCATTTAAGTAAATTCTTCTTTCTTCGCAACCACAGGAAGCATACCCTAATTTAGTCGCAATCCATCCGGCAATGTCTTTACCTCGCCCTAATGTAATTAAGTTAATCAGACCATCCAGGAAGTTTCCTACTTTGATTATACAAATCTTCTTCATACTATTTTTTTTTATTATTTTTTAATGCTTGTCTAACACATGCTGCAACGAATCCAGCCATACTGAATCCGTGATGTTTGCAGTAATCTTTTAAATAACGATGCAACTCTGCATCCATTTGCACCATCTTATAATCGCTTTTTAATTTTTTCATATAACTTATTTTTATTTTAATCTTTTATTCAAACTTAATCCTAACTGATTGAAATGGTTTATCATAGTATATTCAATCGTTCTTAGTGTATCTCTATCAGTACCAGCCATATCCAATACTACCCACTTATGCTTATCATAACCATACATGTCAAATGACTGATGTAGGAGTGGAATAACTCCATTCTTATGTTTATATTCCTTTCTATGTGCTGCTCTACGATAACAAAACATAGTTTGAGTAGAACCTACATATACTTTCTGCTCTGGGTTTATAATGTAATAGATTTTAGAACGAGAAGAATCTGCTTTAACATTTTCTTTAACCCATTCATTAACATATGCTGACCATTTCTTAGGATTCCTTCTTTGCCATTCAACCTGATAAGTAGGTTTAACCTCTCTGAAGTTTTTATTAATTTCTTTTACACATTGTTTACATTTAAATTGTAAACCATCTGGAGATGCTTTTCTTTTATAGAATTCACTTTCAGATTTATTTTTATTACATTGATTGCAAGTTTTCATATTAATCTATAATTTTAAATTCTCTTAATTTCTTCTGTAAATGTAATGCAGTTTGATAATCGTGATTGACTACTGTATCTGTACTTATAGTACTATTGTCTATATCTTTCTCTATATCTTTCTCTTTCTCTATATCTATATCTATATCTATATCTCTCTCTTTAAGGTTTTGTGGGATATTGTGGGTTTGTTGGGTTACCAAATAACCCATTGGGTTTTGTGGGTTATATTCGGTTACATTGGATTTTGGTCTACCACCTTTTAATCCATTCTTTCTATTGGCTTCTTTTTTCTTCTCATAGTTTTCAGATTGAATAACGAAATCTCGTTTCATCATTAACCATATGCCAGTAAGTAATGGGTCAGTAAATGTAACTTCTTCTCCTTTGCAGAATTTAGCGATACCTTTCATAAGGTAGCCTACTTGTTCTACTGATAATTGTTCTATCAGCTCCCAATGTGACTTGTAAATAATTAGATTTTTCATATGTGCCATCTTTTTTGTTTTAACAAATATAAGAATATATTTTGAATATTCCAAATCTTTCTCAATATTTCCTACAGTAATATATATCGTGAAAAAAATAAAACGGAAAATATTTGGAAAGTTTAAAACTTTTCCCGATATTTGTGTTATAGTTAGAAAGAAGGACTTAATCAATACTGATAATTTATTACCTTTTTTGCATCAGTGTCCTTCTACTTTCATATATACGATTGGTTGAGTGCCATCTCCAATCGAATTTAATTTTGACCCCCATTGCGTTCTTGCTTTGGGGGTTTTTTATTATATGTAACTCATTGATAATCAACACGTTAGCTAAATTCTAAAGAAATATTTGGCTATATCAATAATTTTTCGTATCTTT